ATGAATCTATTACTGGTTGATGATGAAGAATATGTAATCGAAAGCATTAAAAAAAATATGAACTGGGTGGAATACGGGATTGACCAGGTTTATATGGCTTTTTCCATGAAACAGGCACAGAGTATGATGGAAATTGTCGCTGTGGATGTGATTGTCTGTGATATTGTTATGCCTCAGCAAAGCGGTTTTGATTTTGTTGGCTGGGTGAGGGAAAAAGAATATAATGTACAGGTAATCTTTCTGACCAGTTATGCGGAATTTCATTATGCCCGGAAAGCAATCGCTCTGGACAGTGTGGATTATCTGCTGAAACCTATTGATTTTGGGCGCTTTTCCATGGCGCTGACGGAAGCCGTGAAGAAAGCGGAAAAATCCAGGAAGTATGAAAATTACCGCAAAGAAAGCCTCTGCTGGAAAAAAAATCAGTCCGCGGTCTGCCGGGATTTCTGGCGGGGGATTCTGGCTGGAGGAATTGCGCCGGAACGTTTTTTATCGGAAGCGGTAAAATGTAATTTGCTTTATCACGAAGACAGTTTTTTTCTGCTGTACATCATATTTTTTGAAGGAAAGAAACATAATGAAATATGGGATGAACGAACATTGGATTTTGCTGTGGGAAATGTTTTGGCAGAACTTCTGGAAGGAAGCGGCCTGCTGGTAGAAACAGTTTTTTCGGTAGAAAAGGACAGTTCGGTTGTCATCTGCCGAGAAATAGAAGCAGCGATGGATAAGAAAAAAAGAGAGCAGAGGAAAAGAGCTTTTGAACAGTTTGTCGGCTGGTTTACGGATAAAATGGAGATCGATTTATGGTGCGGCGCGGCATCGGTCCAAGGCAGATGCTGTATGTGGCGCAGGACATCGACCGGACGGCGGCGCTGATGTGCTACCTGCAACTGTCCCTGCTGGGCTGTGCTGGGTATGTGGTCGTGGGTGATACGCTCTTGCAGCCCTCCGTCAGCCCTACAGGGTCCCCGTTGCTGGTGGCCCCGGTCCAGGGGCAGGAAGTCTGGCTCATGCCTGCGTTCTATGATGAAGTGTGGGCATACCGGGTCCTGTTCGAGAAAACGAAGCTGCTGACCATGCCGAAGGAGGAAAAGTGATGGATGTTTTGGAGCAGTACAACGGCATCAAGCGGATGGGCGACCTTGTGGTCCCGCCCGACATCCGCCGGAAGGCGAAATTCCGCAGCACCCAGAAAAAGCGCCGTCGCAGCCAGCGGCGGAACGGCGGGAAGAAGGGAGGCAAGAAGAAGTGAAAAAGGAAGACCTCCTGGCCCTGAGCAAGTTCAAGCCTGGGGACAAGGTGCGCCTGACTGATGGCGTACTCCACAAGGAGTATGCCTGGAAGTCCGGCACCGTGCTCAAAACCATCAAGTGCCGCTGCGAGGTAGTGGTGCAGGTGAGCGGGATGCCCAATCCGTATCATGCGTTCCCTAAGAATGTAGAGCACGTCGAGGAGGGGGAATACGATTGAAACGTGAACGATATATGTACGGCGTTCGCGGAGAGCAGTACGGCATCTGGAACACGGTCAGAAAGTGCTGGCAGTTTGGCATCTGCGAAGACACGCCGATGTTGGCTGAGGCTCGACTGGCTCAGAAGATTGGAGACGACGCCCGGAAGTGGCGGTTTGAGGCGCGGGTGCTACCGGTTGAGATGCGGCGGGACAAGCCCGAGCCTGCGCTCACCGTCGAGCTCCAGCGGAAGGACACGGAGCTGAAGCGGTTGAAGCGTTCTCTGCGGCACGGGCACTGGGTCAAGCCGGTTCCCGGTGACGGCGAAAACTATTGCTCCGTCTGCAAGGCTCAGCAGCCGTGGTTTCAGTATGAGGGCTACCAAGAGTACGACTTCTGCCCCAACTGCGGGGCCAAGATGGACGAGGAGGCGAGCGGATGAGCAAGAAGCCGACGCGCAAGATAACGCTGCGGGTCAGCCCGCAGACGGCCTACAACCTGGAGCTGCTGATGGCGATGTCCGGGGTGAAGTCCGTGGGCCGGGTCGTGGATAAGCTGGTGCGTGACAGAATGGTGGCCCTGAGAGGCCAGAGGAAGGAGAATTGATATGGCGTTTATTTTTTCGAGCTTTTGGACGTGGGCAGGAACGGTTATCCTGCTAGTGATCGTGTTCGACGGTGCGGAGAATCTGCTCGGCGTGCTCCGGCGGCATCGCAAGGTCCGGGTCAGCCAGATTGACGGTTGCATCACGGTTGAGATTGAGAACGCGACCAAGAGCGATGTCGATACCGCGCTCGCGGACATTGAGCTCAGCAGGAAGGAGGTCAGCATCCGTGATTAAGAATTTTGTACCTCAGCCCTACGACGGGTTGACGGCCCTGCCGGACTATGTGTGCGACACCCGATTCTATACGCTGGTGGGCCATGCCCCGGGCGGCTACTCCGTGACCCTGGCCCGGTTGACAGTTGGCGATTCCAAGAGTGCGGGCAATCCGCTGACCCACGTTCTGTTCGAGAGCTACAGCGACCACGGGGAGTACCGGAAGGCTGTGCGGACGCGGATGGGTGGCATTGACCAGGAGTATGTCGCGGTCAAGAACGCCATGAGCGCGGCGGGCGTCGAGTTTCACCCGGCCCTCCCCTGCTCCTGCGAGGCTGTGCTGCAAGCCCTGGGCGAGTGGCACATGGCCCAGAATCCTGAGCTGTCGTCCGTGGAGGTCGTGTCACAAACGTGTCATTGACTTGTCATAGTGGAGGTGCTAAGATTGTATCGTATAGTGATACGCCTATGCACCTCTGCTCCGGTCCGGGAGGCTTTTGGTGTCCTCCACTGAAGCCTTCCGAATCGGGCCAGAAAGTTACAAAAGTGTCAAAAAATTAGCGGTTTTGGCAATTTATTCTGGACAAAAGTGGACTTTTGTGGTAGAATGAATGTAGGGACCAAGGTTCCCAAACGCCGCTTTTTTAAGTGGCGTTTGTCATTTCAGAAAGGTGTTAAGGCGTATGATTTACACAAGTAGGTACTCTAACCCGGAGCTGAAGTCGGGCAAGTACACGGCGGTTCGTATCTCTGTGGGCAGCCCGCGCTGGCAGCTCGGCTACCCCATCAGCGGCGCGATCAGCGAGCTGATGCCGAAGGGCATCTTCGGCAAGTATGAGACCAAAGCTGCGTTTGAGGTCGAGTACAGAAAGCGGCTGAGCTGCATCGGCGTGGCGTACATTCGCCAGTTGCTCGCCGCGTTCGAGCGACTGGGCAAAGATGTCGTGCTGCTGTGCTACGAGGATGTGCGGAAGGGCGAGAGCGACTGGTGCCACCGGACGATTTTCGCCGACTGGTGGAGAGAGCAGACCGGCGAGACCATCCCGGAGCTGCCCGACCCGTCTCCGGTCAAGGGCGTTCGGAAAGTGACGAAGGGCGAGAGTACGCAGACCTCGCTGTTCGATACCTGATACACGGCAAATAGCGGCCTCTGCCAGCATCGCTCAGCCAGAGGAAAACGGCAAGAATCCGATGGTTTTCGGAGGCCGCTATCTATATGCGGGCTTAGTTTAACGACAGAACACGCGGCGGCCTGCCGCGAGACGCACGTTCAACTCGTGCAGTCCGCTCCAATATTTTCATTCAAAGTGCGTTTCATTTGTCACTCCATAAAAAGGGAGAATCAGACAATATATCCGGAGTTGGTGAAAACATCACGCCCGTTATCCTTACGGGAGTTCCCGCCTAACAGCTGGACTCCGGTCCAATATTTTAAGGCAGTCGAAAACGACTGCCTTTTGTTTTAATGTATCATATTATCGTTTGGAAGTGAGTGCAATGGCTTTCTTTATGAACCCCGGAGAGATGTTCCTTGGGTGTCTTAATGGGGTAGAGCAGAAATTTCTCATAAAGTTAATAAAGACAGCCGTGAAGTCGGGGTATACCAGATTTGTCGAACCTTGTGCAGGGACTTTTGCAATGGCAAATTTAGCTGTAAGAGCGGGATTCAGACCGGAGCAGATAGAAACAAGCGACGTTTCTATGATGACATCGGTCATGGGATATGCTATAACCGGACAATCTCTTGAAGCGCTCGGAATCCACGCACAGGGTTTTAATGACGAGGAATTGCTTGACCCTGCAACAGCTTTATACGCTCAAATATACCTAAGAACTGTCAAAAGTGCGGGAAATGAATATTTTCACAATATGCTTGTCGATTTGAGAAAACGAAAGGAAGAGCATATAGAAAGCATACGCAAACAAATTGAGAACACAAGAAACTTGCTCGGTGGAATGAGTTACAGACCCCTTGATATGTGGGAACATCTCAAAGAGGTAGCAGACGATCCGCATACACTTATAATAGCCAACCCTCCCACTTATTTTGCAGGGTACGAGAAGTTTTATGACACGCAAGGTAAAATGACGTGGAACGAACCTCAATACAGTATGTTCGACCCGAACACGGGTCATAAGGAACTGTTTGACAAGTATGCCGATAAAAAGGCGTTGCTTCTTTGCTATCAAGAAAAGAAAGCGGGAGAGGCAGAAGGGTACACTATATTTGCTCGTTCGGGAACAAGGGCTGACCTTAATTCGTACATATCAACGAACAGAGAGGAAGAAGCCGTTGCATTGGCGAACGGCAAGAAAATAAAACGTCCAAACGAGGGAAAGGTTGAACCCCTTCCTTGCGACATATTACCTTTGGACTATGAAATAAAGGAAACCAGCGACATAAAAATCATTCCGGTAAGCGGTTCAATAACTCAGTATTACCGTATGCTTTGGACGCATAATTTTGTAGGCTCTCAGGCTACATACAACAGGGTAGTCCTGATAGACGGGTATGTTGCCGCTGTATTTGGAATTTCCAAAATGCAAGCAGAGTCAATATTTGTATGGTATGTTATGAAAGCCCCTCATAAGAAATATCGTCTCGGAAGGCTTTGTTATATGTTGGCTCAGAACAAGCAGTTTGTTGACACGATGCTTGACGATATAGAAAAAGAAAAGGTTGTTAAAATGAGAACGGCGATGCTCACCAAATATCCCGAAAACAAGGAAGTACGTGGCATAATGAAGCTTATCAACCGCCAGTCGGATAAAGAACATGGCTTTAAACTTACCTACGAGGCAGATTTGGTTGAGAATAGAACCGATAGAGAAGCTCTAAGAGATTGGCTAAGGAGGGAAGCAAAGTGGCAGGAGAACAGACGTTAGGATATGAAAAAATTTACGATATGGGGACAGACCTAATTATAGCAAAGGTTTCCATAGACAAAGTTAAGGAGCAGGACATAAACGCACGAATAATGAAAAAGGAAATGCAGGACCAGCTTACAGCTAACATAAAAAAGAGGGGTCAGCTTGAAAGTTTGCCATTGCTCGTAAAAAATGGAGATACGCTTGAAATTATATCGGGACATCACAGGATAAAAAGCGCAAGAGCAGCAGGACTTAAAGAAATCATTGCTATTATAGACGTAAGCGGTTTATCAAGAAGCAAAATAGCTTCAAAGCAACTTGCTCACAATGCTATATCGGGATTTGACGATCCGTCAACTCTTAGAGAACTCTGCAAAATGCTTGACGATGTAGACGATATGATAGAAAGCTTTATCAGCAAAGAAATTTTAGAAGAACCTATGGAACAATACGATAAGCTTATTTCTCCGGCGGTGCAGTTTGATTTCAAGAACATAACATTTTCCTTTTTGCCGCATCAAATCAAGGATATGGACGTGTTGGTAAAGAACTTGGAACATAACGCCTCCGAAATAATCGGAGTTGCTCCTTATGAGTCTTGCAAAAAATTTGTAGATGCCTTAAACCGGTATCAAAAGTTTTCAGATATACGCAACGTCGGTGCTGCAATTCATTCTATGATACAAGCAGTCAACGAAAAAATGGACGATGCAGAGTATAACGAGCAGGAGGATTGGACGTATTTAACAAAGATTTTTGGCAGCAATGCCATTCCGAGTGAAGCGGCTGAAATTATCACAAAGGCGATAAAGAAAGCGGAAAAGGAAGGAATAGTGACGAGTAAAAACAAATGGAAACTCATTGAGAGCTTGGCTTCGGATTATTTGGCAGGGAAGTGAGTGATATGCTATGCCGAGCAAAAGCAGATACAACCCCGACTACCACGATAATTGGGCGTGGTCTTTGGCTGTAAAAGGCGCTACAAATGAGGAAATAGCTGAAGCCTTTGGTATAAACGTTAGAACGTTTATACGTTGGAAAGAACGGTATGAGAGCTTAGGAAAAGCGGTTGACGAGGGAAAAAACACGGCAGATTCCAATGTAGAAAAGTCGCTTTATCAAAGAGCTATAGGATATACTGTTACAGAAACAGAAAGAATAGTAGATATGGATAAAGACGGAAATGTTAAACCTGTACGAATAAAAACCACAGAGAAAAACATAGTACCCGACGTAATGGCTCAGATGTACTGGCTGAATAATAGACAGAGAAAGCATTGGTCTCAAAAGCAGGAGGTTGATTTGACTGCCAACGGTGGAAAGGACGATGTGATTATATATCTGCCTTCGGACGGGCGTGAGAATGATGACGAATAAAAACACTCCCAAAGGCAATATTCGCATTCTCAAACCACAACAAGGTCCGCAGGAGATGTTTCTCTCCACCAAAGCGGATATTTGCATATATGGAGGCGCGGCAGGAGGAGGGAAAACATATGGCTTGCTTCTTTCAGCCTTGCGGCACAAAAACGTTAAAGGTTTCGGCTGCACAATATTCAGAAAAAATTATAATCAGATTTTTTCACAAGGAGGATTGTGGGACGAGGCGCAAGATATGTACAGTGGCATAAACGGAGCGTCAAAGAGGATTTCAGACGGAACGTGGTATTTTAACGACGCAAAGGGTCAGATACTTTCTAAGGTTTCTTTTGCTCACATAGAAAGAGACGACGAACTTGACAAATGGCAAGGCTCTCAAATATGCGAGATAGGATTTGACGAACTCACACATTTTACCGAAAAAATGTTTTTCTATATGCTTTCCCGTAACCGTTCCACTTGCGGGGTAAAGCCGTTTGTAAGGGCTACTTGCAACCCCGATGCTGACAGTTGGGTAGCAAACTTTATAGAATGGTGGATAGACCAAGACACGGGTTATCCTATAAAAGAGCGAAGTGGAAAAATTCGTTGGTTTGTAAGGAGAAACGAAATCATTACGTGGGCTGACTCAAAAGAAGAATTGTGGGAACAGTTTAACCTTACCACGAAAGAAGAACGTCAGGAGCCTAAATCTGCGACGTTTATAATGTCGCTTGTTCAAGATAACAAGGAGTTGCTGAGAGTAAACCCCAGTTATCTTGCAAATTTAAAGGCGTTAGCCCTTATTGATAGAGAGAGGCTTTTGTTTGGCAACTGGAAGATAAAAGCCGCAGCAGGTCTCTTTTTCAAACGGACGCAGATCGGCAATATCCTCGAAGTCATACCCGATGATGTTATATGTTGGGTAAGATGTTGGGACTTGGCTGCTTCCGAAAAGACCGAAAAAGGAGACCCTGCATATACGGCGGGTGTGCTTATCGGCAAGAGAAAAAACGGCAGATATATTGTAGCGGACGTTATAAACAAGCAAATGTCGGCGGCAGATGTCCGAAGTACTATTAGGCTTACAGCACAAAATGACAAAGCCAAATACAAACGCGTGAGAGTGCGCTTGCCGCAAGACCCCGGACAGGCAGGAAAAGAACAGGCAGAGTCCTACATCAAATTTTTGTCTGGCTTTGATGTTGTTGCACGTCTCGAATCGGGCAGCAAACAGTCAAGAGCGGAGCCTATGGCGGCACAATGGCAGGCAGGAAACTTTGACATACTTCACGGGGCTTGGAACGAGGAGTACCTTACCCAGCTCGAAAATTTTCCCGATGGCAAGTTTAAGGACATGGTGGACGCGTCGGCGAACGCCTTTTCAGAAATAGAGATCAAGAATACATTCAACGTAAGAAATCTTATTTAATTTTATTTTAAGAGGTGAGAACATTGGATAAAAGCGTCAAGGCAAAGGTTCGGCGGAAATCTGCTATGTCAAACAACGAACGCATTGATATGTATCTTCGTGCTGTAGAAAGATATTCGGGCAAAGCCATAAGACCCTACAGGGCAGACGGATATGTAAATCTTGTCAACAGATACGGCACATCTAAGGACACATCTGAGCATTACAGCTTTCAGCCCGAGCCTACAGTTCCCGACAATGTTCTTTCCTCGTTCTATGAAAGCAACGGGTTATTTTCAAAGATTATAGACGCTCCCGCCGAGGAAGCTATCAAGCACAGCTTTACGCTTGACGGCATAACAGACCAAGAGATAAACAGCTTTGCTGAGGAAGCCCTCGATGAGCTTGACTGGGAAGAAACCGCTATGACTGCCATAAAATGGGCGAGGCTTTTTGGCGGCTCCATAGCTATACTTTTGATTAACGACGGAGGCGGTCTTGAAGAACCTCTTAATTGGCACAACATCAAATCGATTGATGATATTCGCGTGTATGACCGTTCCGTCATTCAGCCCGACTATGAAAGTATTTTCTCATATGACCCTACAGACCCATTCGGCACACGGGGCAGCAGATTAGGTATGCCCGAGCGTTACCGTATAACGAGCAGATACGGCAGTTTTACCGTACACGACAGCCGCTGCCTTGTTTTTCAAAATGGAATATTACCCGAAGGCTGCACCAACTCCGTATATCAGATGTGGGGTATGCCAGAGTACATAAGGCTGCGCAGAGCTATACGCAACACCGAGCTTGCGCATGAGAGCGCTCCCAAAATGCTTGATAAGACCGTACAGCCAGTGTATAAGATGAAGAACCTATCGAGCGAACTTTCAGCCGAGGACGGCGAAACAGCTTTGCTTAAAAGGCTGCAAGCTATAGACCTTGCGAGAGGTATTCTCAACACCATAGCTATCGACTCAGAGGGAGAGGACTATGATTTTAGAACGTTCCAGTTTTCGGGAGTTGCCGAGACTATAGACGCTACCTGCAACTACCTTTCTGCCTTGACATCTATTCCTCAGACTATCCTTTTCGGACGTTCTCCTGCCGGTATGAACGCCACAGGCGCATCCGATATGGAGAATTACTACAACTATGTGCAAAGAATACAGAAGCGTATGCTTAAAAGCAATCTGCGGTACTTACTTTCTGTTATCTTCCAGGCAGGACTGTACACTGGCGAAGTTAAGGAAATGCCGCCTATAAAAATTTCGTTCAACCCATTATGGTCTTTAAGTGAAAAAGAGCAAGCGGAACTTGAACAGTTGAAGGCGGCAGCGCAGCAGACGAGGGCACAGACCGTACAAATATATGTTGATATGGGTGCTATTGACTCCTCCGAGGTGCGTTGTAAGCTTGCCGAATGCGAGGAGTTCAGCGCAGAAACGATGCTTGACGATTACAGCGACGAGGAACTTTTTTCAAATATGCCCGATGACACAGGCGCAGAACAGGGACAGCAGGAACAAGTTCCACTGTCCTCTTCGGGAATATTTGAACAGGGAAGCTTTGACAAGTACGCAAAGGGAAATTCTCCCGACGCTGCTCCCGAGGCTACCAAACTTCCGCAGGATATGAACAGCAGAGTATCTTGACGGTAGGCTGAAAAGTATACTTGTGGATTTTGACAGCAAATTTGCTGTAAATGAAAGAAGCTGATAAAATGAGAACGGACAATTTTAAAATCATACAGGAAATACTTTCCAAGATAGAGGAACAGCTTGACGAGAAACACATTGATTGGTCGAAATTCAATCACGAGGCATTAAATATGTCGCTGCCGCGTTGGGTCAGAATTATGGAAATGCTTGACGAAGCTGGGGTAATTCGCGGCTTCTCTTATTCCGGAGACGCAAGCAATCCAAAACTTGAAATAAGCAATCTGCGCTTGACCCTGCGGGGGCTTGAATATGCGGAGGCGGTTAAGAAGGGCAAATTCGATATAAGAAATTTGATTTAATATTAGTAATATATAGAATTAATGTTATTAAGCAGTTTGAATTTTTCAAGCTGCTTTTTCTATGCCCTCAGAACGATGTAACAATACCGTAAAGGAGGTTTGGCCTTTGAATAACATAAATCATCAAGAATATATCAAAAGGGCGGTAAAGCCCAAATTTCACGGCTTACAGAGCATAAAGAGCAAAGTCGCTCCGAGGTATCCTGCATCTGCCGAACGGGAGCTGCAAAGGATTTCACGGCAGTATCTGAACATATTCTGCGGCACTTTAAAGGAACATCTTCCGGCTATAATGGCGGCATACAAAAAAGAACGTCACGGAACCACGAGATATGACGATACACAGAGCCTAAATAACGATTTGAGGGAGGAAATAAAGAACGTTTCTAAGGAAACGGAGCAAAAAGCGGCTATGTTCGGCTTAATAGCCCTTATCGAAAAAGTCGCAGAACAGCTGAGAAAAAGCTCCGTAAAGGACTGGAGCCGCATTATCAAACAAACGCTTGGAATTGACCTTGCCGACGAATACTACAGCAAGGAAATGTATGAGCATATCATAAGGCAATGGATAGCCGAAAATGTGTCTAAAATCAAGAGTATACCGAGCCAAACTCTCGGCAATATGGAACAGATTATTCTTGACGGTTTTATGAGGGGCACATCAGTACGCGATATTCAGAACGCTATACAGAATGAGTACAACGTGACGAAAAGCAAGGCTGTTCTTATTGCAAGAGACCAAATTGCTACGCTTAACGCGCGTATGTCTAAAATGCAGCAGCAGGACGCAGGGTGCAAAAGATACCGTTGGTCGAGTTCTAAGGACTCCCGTGTAAGGGACTGCCATAGAGAGCTTGACGGTAGAATTTTCAGTTGGGACGATCCACCCGAGATGTACTACTACACTCAAAGTCGAGGAAAGGTTATGACAGGCAGAAGATGTCACCCGGGAGAGGATTTTTGCTGCCGGTGCGTAGCCATACCCATATTTGACATTGACGCGCTCGATATTCCGCTAAAGCCTAAGTAAAGGAGTGAGGCTGCTGTGGCTGATAAGGAAAAAGTCAAGGTTTGGATAGATTATCAAAACGGAGAGATAAGCTGCATATGCCACCGAGCCAAAAAGCGGTGTAACAAGAAATGCACAAGAGATGTTGTTGAACACGATAGATACTACGGTTGGGAGAGGACGTTCCATACCGACAAATACGGCAAAAACAAGCTTAATTAAGCAGGAGGGATATTGCTATGGAAAAGACAAACCAAGAGCAGATTGGCGAATTGTGCGGTCTGCTTCTTAGGGTTATAGATTTGCTTACTGATATAGTCAACTCGGGAAAGTCTGTTCAAAGCAAAAACAGCGACGGAGTGGAGGGTAGCGTGTTTTCTGAGGGAGAACTTACCGATAAGCTTGACAATGACGAGAACGGCGACTCCGTTGGAGTAATCGTTGTGTCCGACGGTAAAATCCTCACCGGAAAGCGGCTTGGTGATTTTGGCAACGGAGAGATATGCGGTCCGGGCGGACATATAGAAAGCGAAGAAACTCCCGAACAGGCAGCCATTCGTGAAACGCGTGAGGAATTTGGCATTACTCCCACGGAACTTATTTTTGTTGGAGTTGGCAAAGCTGAATCGGACACGGGCTTGCAGCCTCACATATTTCTCTGTACCGAATATGACGGCGAAATAAAGTGTGCGGACGGAGAAATGGCAGAACCGCAATTCCTCTCTATAGATGAAATTCAGCAATCGGAAAACGATATTTTCAAGCCGTTTGCGGATAGCGTGGCAATGCTTATTTACGAACTGTTGCAGGAAACGATGCCTTTAGAAGCAGACGGAGGACCTATGTCTGGAAACCGCGGACACGAGGGTGTTCCTGGGCAAGTCGGAGGAAGCGCACCATCCGGAAAAACGCTTACTTCCGAAATGAAAAAAATATGGGCTTCAGAAGAAGATGATGAAATATCAAGCGGCGTGAGAAAAGTCCTTGACAAAATGGCAATAGGGCAGTCATATGAGTTTAACGGACTAAAGACTACAAAGATTGCCAAAGACAAAGTTGAAAGTGAAACGCCATTTGTAGGAGAAAAATACATCAGTTCAATAGAAAGCGCTGCCGAATCTCTTTGTGATATGTGCTTTGAATCCGAATGTGAACCTCCTAAAATTCTCGATGTATCGTCAGAACAAATAGCAGAAAAAATGATAGAAAACCAAGAACTTAAACCAAGCGAAACATCCGTGAAAACTGTTATTTCAACAATAAAATCGCAAAACGACCTTCGTTCTCTTTCGGACGACGAAAGAAAAAAACTTGTTGATGAAATAGACTCCGAAAACCCTAAGTGGGGACTTGAACATAATGGTTCGCTTGCGAACGAAATATCTGCAAGACTTGATTTAAACAAGCCTCCCACGATGCTTGGAGAAAAAGAATTTGAGCAATATGTATCACAAAATAATTGTGTTAGAATATGGAGAGGAGTTCAGGACCAGTTAAGTCCAGAAGATGAATCTGTCGCTAAAAGTGTCAATGCCATTGAAAAGGAATTTATGTATGGAACATCAAAAGAAGCAAATTATGGAGGAGGGAATTTCGGTTCAGGATATCATTTTTCCACAGATAAACATTATGCAACGGGGTTCGGTAAATCGACTGAATTTGTAAATGGTACGGTATTTAATTGTGCGTTAAAGAATGATGCTAAAATTATCGACTTTGAAACCGCGAAATCCGAATCAGAAAAATTCTCTCAAAAATTTGGTTTGCGTGATGTGGAATACAGCGCCTGGGCACTTCTTAACGGATATGATGCAATTTATTCAAGCACAGGGGTTTACAATATTCTTAATAGAAATTCTTTAGTGATGAAAAAGTGAAAGGAGACCGCTTATGACCCCAAAATTATCTAAGGTAATACGCCTTGATAGCATACCGCTTGAAAGCACTCACTTCACGCCCGAGGGCTATCTCATAGACAGACCTATCGTGACAAGCGTGGGTATTTTCGAGTACAACAATTCCGACGGCACAGTAAGACGCGAATTGAGACTTCCGGAGGAAGTTTTCGCGGAAGAAAGCCTTGCGTCCTATCAGGGAAAGCCCGTCATTATAACCCACGACGCGGGTTACGTTTCAAAGGATAACGTTCAGGACGAGAATATCGGAACGATACTTTCAAAAGGGTATCAGGACGGCGATAACGTTCGGGCGAAAATTGTTATCCACAACACAGACGCTATGAAAGAGTGTGGTTTGAGAGAATTGTCTCTCGGCTACAACCTTGACATAGAGGAGACTCCCGGTGAGTGGAACGGACAGCGTTACGATGCTATCCAGCGCAATATCAGGGTGAACCATTTAGCTCTTGTGCAGGAAGCACGCGCAGGAGACCAGGCACGGCTTAACATTGACGGCCGTGACAACAAAATACTCAAAGGAGGAAAATGTATGAAAGGCACAAAGAAAGGTGCAGCAACAAAGTCCGCAAAGAGAAAAGACGGCGTTCTTTCGTCCGAGGAACTCAAAAAAGCGATCGAGGCTTACAAGCAGCGCAGAGACAACAGGCTCGCCGCCAAAGCGGACGAGGGGGAAACAGATCCCGACAAAACCGCTGTCTCTAAAACCAAACCTGCCGGTACAGCCAATGCCGACAACGCCCCCGCAGCAGAAGAAAATGTAAATGGCGCGGCGAACACCGACACGGAGAAACCTATCGACACATCAAACGCGGAGGAAGCTGTGCAGATTATCAAAGACCGCAGAGACCGCAGAGACGAAATGGGCGACCCCGAAACCATGGAGGAGGCTAACGGAATTATCGCAAAGCAGGACGAGGATATGGATTATCTGTATGATATTATCGACAGCCTGCTTGCGGAGAGAGATTTCAATGCTGCTGTAAAGTCCGATTCGGATGACGAGACACCTATTGCCGTCCCTGCCGCAAAGGAGAATGAGGACAGCGACGACGGTTCCGGCAACTTCGGACACGAAGGCGTTCCCGATAAGTCTGTTCCCAAGGAGGACATAGACGGCAATATTGTCAATGACGACGGCGAGGAAGACGAACCCGTTGTTCCTGCCAAAGCAGAGCCCTCAAAAACAATGAACAGCGATTCCGTTGACGCTACTGTCTGTCAGAGATTCAAAGTTAGAAATGTAGGCAGAGCACTCGGTCTTGATGGTCTTGAAGACATGGATATCGTAAAGGCTAAAAAGACTATTATAAAGGTAGTCGTTCCCGATGTGAGACTCGACGGTAAGGATACAGCGTACATTGACGGGTATTTTAACGCAGTGGCTAAAGCTATCAAAAAAAGAACCGCAAAGGACACAAGCTATCAGAAACGGCAGATGTTCAACGCTGACGGGCGCAGTTCTATGGGAGCGGATTCGGCAAACTCCGCAAGAAGCGCACGTGAAAGAATGATTGCACGTCACCGTAATTCCAATAAGGAGGTCAAGTAATTATGAGCGCACAGACATCTTACAGACACACGGCAGCCATTGGCTCGCCAGGAGGTATAGTAGACCTTTCCCCCTACTCTATTGATACCTTTATCAACGAGGAGGAAACAGGCAAACTGAAATTCGGCGTTGGCGTAGTCAGAGGCACAACAGCAGGAAACGGCGTTAAGTTTCCCACAAGCGATTCCGTGTCTACCGATTTCGAGGGTATCACCGTCAACAATCGCACCACCGAAATAGATATGGAGGGCAAGCTTTCCATAAGAAAGAACAGTTCTGTAGGCATTATGCGTTACGGAAAGGTCTATGCTATTGTTGCCACAGGTGCGAAGCCTAAGTACGGCGAACCTGTTTACATAGTTAAGAGCGGCGACGAAGCGGGCTATGTTACAAACAAGTCCGACGGCGCAATGCCTATCAAGGCGCGTTTTGTCGGCGCTGCCGACAGCTCCGCAAACGTTGTTGCCGTGGAGTTGTTCAATCAGGCGCAGGAAAACGCCGCGGATACTACCACAAAGGAGGAGAACAGCAATGAAAACTAAGAACACAAGCTACGATAGAATGGACGCAAACGCGCTCAGAGATTCGTCTGTTATTGCCGCTGTACTGGGTTCGGAAAATATGAGGTTTGACGGCGTTGATGATGCTTCCGTGTTTTTCGCCCGCGAGCTTGATACTGTCAAGGCACAGTCTTATGACGCGGAGTACCCCGAGCTTACCGCTTTAACTCTTTTCCCTAAGACTTCAGATGCAGACGAGGGTGCGGATACGGTTTCCTACAGCAGTTACGACAAGACCGGTGTAGCAAAAATCGTCGAAAACTATTCCACAGACTTGCCGAGAGCGGACGTTATCGGCAAGCAGACCTTTGCGAAAATCAAATCCCTCGGTGCAAGCTATGGCTATTCCGTTCAGGAACTGAGAGCTTCGCGGCTTGCGGGAAAATCCCTTGACGCAAGGAAAGCCGAATCGGCACGATACGCCATTGACAGCGCCATAAACAAAATAGCATGGGCCGGAGATGAAAAGTCCGGGCTTATGGGAGTGCTTTCCGCAGGTCAGAGCATTCCGCTTTATGCTATCGGAGCAGGAGAGGAGTCCAATAAAATCTCTTGGCTTGAAAAAACCGCCGACGAAATCCTCGACGATATTAACGGAATGGCAGAACAGGTTTCAGCCGTTACAAAGAACGTTGAGCGTCCCGACACTCTTTGCGTTCCCTCAAACGTGTTTATGAGGATAAGTACGAAAAGAATTGCCGACACATCAACGACCGTTCTTAAATATCTGCTTGATAATTCGCCATACCTTAAAAATGTCGTTCCCGCGTCGGAACTTAACGCCGATTCCATGGACACCAACCCCTATGCATCTGCAAGCGGCGGCTCCGGAGTGGCTTTCCTGTTCACTAACGACGAGAAAAAGCTCTCTTTGGAAAACCCTATGCCGTATATCCAGTACCCCGTTCAGGTCAACGGTCTTGAAACGACAATACCCTGCGAGGCACGTACAGCCGGAGTTATGGTGTACTATCCGTTCTCCTGCCTTATCGCCGTTGGAGTATCGTAAGGCAGTAAAATCTTAATAATCGGTATGCAGATAGGCTGCTTTAGAGCGGCTTGTCTGCATTTTTATTTAAACCAATAACTTAAAAATGGAGGTTGACTATTATTATGGCTATGGAATTTAAAAACACAAGTCAGAAAGTAATCAGTATCGGGAATACAATTGTTTTGCCCGACAGCGTAATCGAAATATCGGACGAACAGGCTGAATTTCCGTCTGTTAAAGCTTTTATCAAACGCGGCTATGCTTCTGTGTCTAAGAAAAACAGCGTAACAGGCGAGGAGAAACGGACTGAAGAAATCCGTCCGTCAGATGCTCCTGACGCTGCGGATACACCCACTGACGGCGAAACTGACGCTGCGGACGCTAATGCTTCCCCAGATACCGAGGGCAGTGCAGAAAAAGGTTCAACCGGCAGGAGAGGCAAAAACAAGTAATATTTAATCGGAGGGAACGCCATGACTGCCATTGAGATAATACGGCTCGTAGGCAGCGAGTTTCACGCTGCGGACAATGATACCGTTGAAAAGTGGATAGAGCTTGTCCGTCCTATGGTAAGCAGAAAGCAGTTTGGAAGGCTGTACGAGCAAGCTCTGGCATACCTTGTCTGCCACAAGATGAAAATGTCCGGTTTAGGTGAAAACCCTCTCGGAGCTATGGGAAATATCGGAGTCGGGTTTTCAGTAGGCAGCGTTTCCGAGGGCGGCAGCAGCATAAGCTTCGGGGCAAATCAAAGTTCCAACATCAATAACGACGCGGAGCTTGGTCTTACTTCATACGGTACGCAGTATCTGTCTTTGCGGCGGTCGGTAATAATTCCTATCCGGTGCGGAGGAGAGAACGTGTAATGCTTTCAGACCTTACCCCTGAGGGCAAAAGATATTTTGCCGAACTTAAAAAGCTTGAACAACTCGAAGTGCAGGTAGGTTATTGGTGCGGAGAAAACGCCTACGACGACGGTACTGAACTGGTTGATATTGCCGCCTTTAATGAACTTGGCACGTCGACAATTCCCGCAAGACCATTTATGAGACAAAGCTTTGAAAACCACGAAAGCGACCTTCAAGGAGCTTGCGACACCATAAACTCTCTTATTTCAAAAGGAAATACGGCAGAACAGGCGCTTGTAACTCTTGGAAATTTCTGCAAAGCTCTTGTGCAGGAGGAAATCGTTAATGGCGGCTTTGAACCTAACGCTCCGTCAACAGTAGCAAAAAAGAAATCTGAACGTCCCCTTATTGATACCGGATATATGCGGCAAAATGTTGATTTCAAGATAAAGAAAAGGAAGTGACCTCATATAAATATTGAGATTTTCAATAAGAATTATTGGGTCAGACGCTTTGGAGAACGTAAAGTCGTTAAGGGTCACTACGCCTCGAACTACGAGGATTTTGCCGCAAGCCTGCACGTCCACCCAATGGGAAACAACGCGCTGCAAGCTTTACCGGAGGGCGCAAGGAACACCAAACACCTTGAAGGTCACGGCAGCGTTGTTCTTATCGCCTCAGACCAAAATAAAGGCGTTAAGGGTGATTACCTTTTCTATGACGGCGCGTGGTATGAGTGTACGTCTGCTGTAAGCTATAAGGACACAATATTGTCCCACTATAACTACCAGTTTGTGCTTATCCCAAAGGACGCGGCGGGTTCTTCCGATTTAACTGAACCGCAAGGATACCCCGACAGTCCTCCCTAAAAGGACGGTGAAGCTTAAAGTGAGAACGGCACAGGCAAAGGAGCTTTTTCGTCAGCTTACTGCTGAGTACTTCTGTGGAGCGACGGTAGTTTTTGCCAATCAAAGCAGACAGCCGAAAGGTATGGTGCCGCTTGTTGTTATAACCTGCGGAAACGTAGGCAGAAATCAATACGCCAACTACGGAAATGTAGACGGTGTTGTTGTCGGCAACTATCATTCAAGGCTTTCTGTAACGGTTGACCTGTTTACTCACGGAACGCCCGTCATAGACGAGGAGACCGGAAAATCGGTAGGCTATGAAGATACTGCTATTGACGATATACTGGCGTTTGCCGACTTTGTTGGTTCGGAATACACAACGCAATGGAGTCAAAAAAACGACATAACCATACTTACGGACGGTGACGCGCAAAGTCTCACGGGAGTTGTGAACGATACAAGCTATGAGTACCGTTCAAGGCTCTCTTTTTTTGTGTACTTCACGCAGAGGACCATCGACGCTGCCGCCATCGCTTCCGAGCGCAGCATACTTTATCCTGTCAATGGCGAGTACACACCCGAAAAGCCTATTATCAAAACGAGTACCACGGGAAATTACGGAAGTCCCGAGGAAACAGCTATTAAAAACGCCGTTGTCGAAAAAACTTTCACCCCCACGTCGAGCGGAGGAGGAAGTCAGGAGCTTGCCGACGATACGACAGGCTACTTTACGGACGCGGATATAAAGGAGGAAAAATACTAACTATGGGTAAAAATATGGACTTGATAGCAGATGTAAGTATCGACATTGCTTCTCCGATTGTCGATAATACAAGCTTTGACAAAATCCTTTTGGTAGGACCGCTCCCAAAAGTATTGCCCGAAAAAATGCCGCCTAAAGTAGGCAGCTTTTCGTCTATTGACGAGGTTGTGTCGAGTGGTTGGCAGATTACCGGGGACGACGCAGACCCTATCGGACTTGCTGCACAGGTTGCTTTCGCGCAAGACCCCTCACCCAGTTCTATTTATATTGCTCCGCAGCAGTTTACAGCTAAAGCCGAAATTGCCAAAAAGACGATTTCGGACGTGAACGCCATACTGTTGGAGCATATAGGAAAAAAAGACGGTTTGACCGGCTGCACGATAGAGTTCCTTGACGATAAACGGACAATTTCCGTAAAGCTGACCGGCGCGGTATCTTCCGTAAAGAACACGGGAATTTTCGTTGCTCTCAAAGCCGTGCAGGAACAGGGATATATCGTAAGCATTGACGGCGTTCCCGTTAAGGACGGAAATGACTTTACGGAATTTCCGATTTTCACACAGCTTGCGGCTATCTCCAAAGGAGACGCTCCAACTGAATTTATCGTTAGCGTAAGAAGCGTGGGAGAAACCGACAGCAAAACCGACGACGGACCGGAAGTGCAGTACGGCGTTATTGTCCACTATCCCAAGAACAAGACAGACCTTGCAGAGTCTACGCTTGTTCTTAATGCTCCGCAGGAGGAAATTGAACCGGCAGTAACCACCGTTCAAAGAGCAATGGGAACGGCAGGGTGGTATGTGGCTTGTACGGCAGGAGTACCCGACAGCGAATATGAAAGCGTGGCGGCGTACATAGAGAGCCAAGATAAGATATTCGCGTATACGGAAACAAAGTTCTTTGACAACGGTATTGACGAACCCAAGCCTACTGTAGGCAACATTTATTTCCGCACCCTTGCGGTTTACGGCAAGGAGTTTTCGGGTCAGCCCGAGGAGGATATGCCTCCCGCAAACCGATATATCAACGTTGCATTTGTGGTGAAGTGGCTTAATTACACCTCCGGCAGCGAAACGTCTGCCTTTAAAAAGCTTACCTCGGTTTACCCCTCGGGGCTTACGAGAACGGAAATGAGGCAGCTTGAAACAGCGTGTGAAAACTACTTTATTGTAGTTGGAAACAGAAACATAACAATGAACGGTATGACCGTAGGCGGTGAATGGGCTGACGTTATACGATTCAGAGATTGGCAGAAAAACGATATGCAGGTCGCCGTCGTAAACCTCTTTATCACAAATCCTAAGATACCGTATACTTACAGCGGCATTGCCCTTATTCAGAACCAAATGATAGCCTCGCTGAACAGAGGCGTTGCGGTGGGAGGAATTGCTGAAGTCGAGTTTGATGAGGACGGCAACGAGATACCCCCGTTTACCACGTCTGTTCCTCGTGCGGCATCTCTCACACAGTCCGAAAAGGCTTCAAGAAAGCTGAAAGGTTGCAGCTTCAAGGCGAGACTTGCGGGAGCAATTCATTTCGTTAAGATCAGGGGTACTCTTACCTACGAGTCGCTCTGATAGAGAAAGGGGTGTAAAAATAAGATATGAGTAATGTTAAAACCTATAACCCTAAAGAAGTAACTATTGCTTGGGGCAATCACATTGTCACGGGCTACGCGGACGACAGCTTTGTTACTATTGACCCCGGCGGCGACGGTATTACCAAAAAGGTAGGCTGCGACGGAGAGATAGCAAGAAGCATAACTCCCGATGATACTGTTATTGTTAAGATAAGCCTTTTGCAGACTTCCGACAGCAACAAGTATTTCCAAGAGAGGCACAACTACGACAGGAAAACAGGTGACGGCTTGGCTCCGTTGCTCATTAAAGACCTCAGAGGCGGTACCATAATCAGTTCTGACGCGGCGTGGGTAACAAAGCCGCCTTCAAGAGCTTTCGGCAAGGAGACGAACAACAGAGAATGGGAGATACACACAGGCTCCGCCGATATTTCCGAATAATAACAACGGCTGCAAGGCGGATGAAATATGCCGCCGAACAGCCTTTACTTTTTGATAGGAGAAATAGCCATGAAACAAATGCAAATTACCGAAGCAAAAATAGGCGATAACACCTTTTACATAAAGCCGTTTCCCGCATTTACAGCGGCAAAGATAAGCGGAGACCTTTCTTCTTTGCTTATTCCGGTAATTGGAGGAGTAGCCGCGGCTATACCCGGCAACAGCAGCGATACCGATAAAGATGTTGGTGAAATCACATCTATAGAAGATGTGACAGCGTCCATTATGGATATTGACGCAGCGCTCCCTGCAATGTCAAAAGCATTCGCGGGAATATCGGGCGACAAAATCGAGGAAATGATGAAAAAGCTTTTTATCACTCACAACAATGTGTCTTTCGAGGGAGAAATCACAGGCGGCGACGTTAAACCGCTGACGTATAACCTTGCAAACGAGGTGTTCTGCGAAGACGTGCAGGATATGTACATACTCTGCTATCACGTAGTAAAGGTAAACTTTAAGGGTTTTTTCAAGAAAATCGGAAACCTATTTGGCAGCCGAAAAAAATCTACGGAGGAGACGGCGGAGAAAACGACATCGGACATTATGGCTCCTTTGATGTAAGCAGGTTTTCCGATCTTGAATTAAAAATGTATATCCTTATAAAACACAGGCTTGCCTCAAAGCTTGAACTTGAAACGGTATATACGTTAGATGAAGCATTAAAGCTGTACGCGCTTCTGCGTATGGATTTAGATATAGAAAGCGCACGAGCTGATGAAATGAAAAGCAAATACGGAGAGAGGTGACAGCCGTGACGATAGCGGAGTTTATCAACAAGGTCGGCTTTAAGGTCAAGCAGGACGATGTTAAAAAAGTCAACGACACTATATCCGGAATAAAAGATAAAGCCGCCAAACTTCTTGGTGCTATCGGCATAGGCTTTTCCCTTATTAATCTGAAGGATATTTCGGAGGAGTTCAATGGAATAAACGACAAAATCAACTTTGCCGTTAAAGGTCTCGCAGATCAAAAGAAGGTACAGCAGGCTATTTTAAAAGCCGCCAACGACACCAAGTCATCCTACGATGCTATGGCAGGTACTGTTACAAACCTGGTAAAAGCCGGTTCGAATTTGTTTTCCGTAGATGAGGCTGTAAATTTTTCCTCCGCCGTAACAAAGCTGCTGAAAACAGCGGGTAGGGGCGAAGGCGAGATACAAAGCGTTATGGAGGGTCTTAACAAATCATTTCAAAAGGGTGTAGTTGAGTCCGAGACACTTAACATTATGCTCGAACAATGTCCCGAGGCGGCAAATCTGCTTGCAGATAAATTGGGAGTTGCTAAAACACAGCTCCTTGACATGGCGACAAACGGACAAATCACCTGTAACCAACTGAAGGAAGCTTTCTTGTCCTCAACCGGTGAAATAGACGCTGCCTTTGGCAATCTTGATTTCAGCATATCGGACGCAATGTTAAATATACGCAATAAATGGGGATATTACGTAGATGAGCTAAACAGTACCCTTGGTATAACCAAAACCATTGCAAAGACAATGGTGTCGGGATTTAATCAAGTCATGGGCGTTCTGAACAAGGTCAGGAACGGAGTTGTGTGGCTAAGCGAAAAGCTTGGCGGCGCTGAAAACCTTATGAAACTTGTAGCTCTTGCGGCAGGATCAATATTTATCGCTATGAATTTCAGTAAAATTACAAGCGGGCTGTCCTCTGTACTTAAATTGCTCAGCAGCATTAAGCTTAGTACTGTTGCCATAGCGGGAGCTTTCATTTTGGTTGCTCTGCTTGTGGAGGACTTTATCAACTTTATGCAGGGTAACAACTCACTCCTTGGTGCAATGCTTCAAAAAGCCGGTATTGACTGTGACGCGTTAAGGGAGAAGATACGCAGGACGTGGGATAACATAAAAAAGATTTTTCAAGCTGCGGGAAACGCTATAAAAAATATTGCAAGCGCGATATTCGCAGCTATAGGGAAAGTCTGGGAACAATACGGCGGGGTTATTACAAATAAAAAAGCAAACCTTATTTCGAGCGCTGTTGAT